CCGAGGACCCCAGCCTCACAGACTTTATGTTGGCTGAGTTTGAGTTTGCGTATAAAGCAGCGCTCCAGTCCTACACAAACCTTCTGGACAAGGGCATCGCAAAAGAGATGGCCCGATTTGTGCTACCTGAAGGAGTATACACTCGCATGTACCTTAAGGGAAGCGTTCGCTCCTTCATTCACTACATCGGAGTGAGAGACGATGAGGGTGTGGCGCAGTGGGAGCACGTTGAGTTAGCAAGGGCGGTTCGAACAATCTTTTCAACACAGTTTCCTACCATCTATCGCTCCCTGTTCGATGAGAAGACACAAAAGCCCTTATACGCTGAAGACGAGAAAGCTCGTGAGATCCTAAAGCTGAAGGCCACAATCGAGCTCTTAAGAGAACAATTACCCACGACATGAACAATCAACTCGCAAAAGGATTCTGGAAGATTGCGGAGGATTCCCCCCCGGTCGACAAAGAATACTGGGTCGCATTCTCTGATAGGAGTGGGGACTTTCAAGTGTCAAATTGTGACGTGTGGCTCTTCAAATCAGGTGAATGGCACAGTTTATCTGACTCGCGATTTTCCGAGGAAGAAGTTGGCCTTCCGGCATACTATATAGACTTACCTATGCCGAAAACAATATAGTTTACGAATAGCGGTAGACCCTAGAATAAGGGTGCTACCGCTGAACTATATGAGTGAAAATGAAACGCCAAGACCAAAATTAGAGTCCTACTTTAAGCTCGATAGTAACCCTGCCCCACTCGTAGTTGTTGATTTCCACGTTTATTTACACGACGTGAAACGGTGGTTCGAAGATAAAGTCGAGGGATCTGTAAATAAGGATGTAGAGGACAAACTGATAAAAGGGTGTTGGGCCCTAAAAATTAACCGGGGGCCAGATATGCTCCCGAGGCACCCCTACCGTATAGTCGTGGTTGCGGATAGTCGGTTCAAAGACACAGGGAACTACTGGCGCGACCGGGTCATGATAGAGTCCACAGAAGTTCAGACCGCCTGGGTAGAATATGCCGAGAAGAAAGGAAAAGACATATCAGAGATTCCAACTAATTACAAAGGTACTCGGGGGGACAAGACAGATACGTTTTGGCGCATCTTTGACATAGGGTGGGAATACGTCAACAAGTACTATCCGGTGTTCTCTCAGGAAGGTTTTGAGGCCGATGATATTGCCGGGGCCGTTTATCGGCTTTCTCGAGATAGCGAACCAGGGTCTGTTGTAAGAGACCGGCAAATTTTGCTATCCACCCTAGACAGAGATTGGTCTCAACTTGTAGATGAAGACATTGGAGTGTATTTCGCAAACACTCGTGTCCCCTTCCCAAAAGAGAAAATTCAAGCAAGACTTGTAGATAATGCAGGTGTAATTGAGCATACTAAATGGAGGATGGGTTTTGACTTAGACCACCCCAAAAATCTTGCCGACTGGAAAGTTAAATTTGGTGACATGGGAGATAATTTGCCACCAGGCAGCCCAAAATCCTTATTCGATTTGACAGAACCCAACCTTGACTACAACATAGAAAAGGACGCCCCATGGTATGAAAACCTTGTAGAATGCTTAAATGAACCCGGAGTTAACCTTCGGAGTGACCACTTTGATCAAACCCTAGTTCAGTTTGCTAAGGTGGGTTTAGATTCACCAACGAGACTTTAGGGTGGTAAAACGGGTAAAACTAGGGAGAATGATTGTGCCGGGATGCAGTCCGACTTATCCTACTTTGCCCATTGTAACTCAATGGCGCACCTTCTTCTCGAAGCGTGCGAAGGAAATGCTGCGAGCATTCCCCAGGGTTACCTAGACAACTTTGCCCACGACTTCGCTGATGGGGATGTTTCACTAGTCTCTGCACTCTCTAAGGTTGAGGGGGTGGAAGACCTGAGTACTGAAGAAGTTGATGAGACCTTAGAGTTGCTACAAAAGGTAAACCCCGATCACTGGCCGTCTGCAGAGTCCATAGAGAGTATATTCCCCGAAAAGCTCTGGAATAGCGCAAGCGACCCTCAAAGTATTTCCGACGACTTCGTTGAGGATAACCTGGGAACTGCGGAAAAAGTTGAGAGGGTACTTACAAGCGTTATTGAGAGTGTTTTCGGGGACTCGGTAAACAGCATTCGTGATGCTAAGGGCAAGTACCCATCAAGTTCGAACGACTTTTTGCAAGTAGACGACGGAACGTTCGCAGGAACTTTTCAGTACGACAGTCATCGTTTCAACTTTGAGATTGCACCAACTGAGCGAGGGTGGATTTGCACATACCGCCTAGATGAGTCATCGCTCGACGCAATTCCACAAATTGTGAAAGATGTGAAGAGGGACGATAAGAAGAACACTAGCGTGAAGAAAACCCGTAGCCAGGGATGGAAATAATGGCCTTTTCCGGAGTCATTCCTACAATCTCAGTAAGCTCAAACTCCCTTGTGAACAGTGTTGCAGGGGGTCTAATAAATAATGTCGCATCCTCAGCAGTCAAGGTAGCATTAAGCCCCAAACTGTCAAACCAATGGGCAAGCTCCTCAGGATTAAGCCCGCAGTCAATTACTTCGCTGTTGAGTTCGGCAGTAACACCTGGGCTAATTTCAACCGGTAGTCAAGCCATATCCCAGTCCTTGACGGCTTCAATTGTAAACTCTAAAGCCCTTGGCCCCCTGGGTCCGTTGGTTCAAGACTTTGCGGGAAACGCTGTCAGTAACTTGTCGAGAGACCTGCTGGGTACATTATTCCCGGCAACAGTAAGTAGCCCAACCAAGTTCTTTCCAGGGGCAGGAAACGAGCCAGACGCGGATTACCAAGGGTACGCTTACAACCCTGGATCAAACGGTGCTGACGTGGTGTTTTCAATTAAGCCCGCAGTATCCGGAGCTCAAGCAGAAGTTACGGATCAGGTGTCAGGCAAGGGTGGAAGTGGCGTTCAAACATCCATCCCGGCAGGGCAAAGTGTGCCGTCTTCCGGGGGCTTAGCTCCAACACCAAAAGCAGACTACTCAGCGGCATTCCAGAGCGCATCTGGAGCTGTCCTAGGAGACTTGACAAAACAAGCCAGTTTAGCAGGATCCTTTCGTGGTGTTCCGTTTGGGAGCCCTGACGCATTTAAGGCAATATCAACAGTCCCGCAGATTCTCACAAGCTCCACAGTAGGACAACCCTTCTCTCAAGACTCACAACAGTCCTCAGTGTGGAACTTTATCTGCGCACCTGAAGAAATTTCCTGGTCAACCGCCGTTCAGGTGGATAGAGTTCCAATTTTCGGCACAAACCTGCCACCCGTGATATCGGGCAGCCGGGGAATGAGGGAACTAAGCATGTCAAACGCTCTTGTGGAGGGTTTCACAAGGGGGAAGACCATTGAAGGGAAGGTTTCTGACTTGGAAAAACTCCTGAGTTTCACACTGGACACGCAAAACGGCTACGTTAAGGTGCCCGTGTATTGGGTCTATGCAAATAATAAGAGATACGGTGATGTTGACGGTGGGTGCTTTCTCATTAAAGAAGTGAAAGTGAAGGAGGAAATGAGGGACTTGACTGGCCTTGCAACACGTGCCAAGGTTGACATTTCCTTTTCACAAGTTCCCTCGTACCAAGTTGATGATGGGAGAGACATAGCAAGCAAAACAGTTTCCGGGACCACATCAAATTTGGGTGCCGTAGCGAGTGTTCTGTCGACTCGTCCAGTAGTTGTAAATCAGCAGCAGACCAACTCGTCTCGTGGGGGTGGCGTGGCTGGACAAACAAGTCAAAATGTTTCGCCGACAACAAAAATTCCCGGTGTACCCTCCGGAGCAACAAATGTGAGAGTCAATGTGAATAAAAAGGGAGAGAGTACCGTGAGTTATACTAACAATGGGGTTGAGGTTAGAAAGACATTGCCTCGGGGTCAAGGGCAGTTTTAGTGCTACGGGGTAAAGTCTATTAACACCCGGCTATTACCGCACGAGACACGAGAATGGCGGAGAATAAGACCTTTACACTGATTGGTAAGTTTGACGACCAAATTACCAAGAAGCTAAAGGATCTAAATAAAGAGTTTCAGAAGCTGAGCAAACCCCTCAGCAAGGATAATGCTGCGGCATCTTTGCGAGACGGATTTAAGGCGGCTAACTCAGAGCTGAAGACTCTTCAGAATGAAATGAAGACTCTGAACAAGCTTCAGTTTAAGTTCGACAAATCCGGTATTCAAGCAGCTCGCGAAGAAGTACAGATGCTTGGCAAAGACCTTGAATCGGTGTCGAAGAAAGGGCTTCCCATCGATAAGTCTGGGTTAAAGGCGGCGCAGGAAGATGCAAAGATTCTGGGAAAAATTCTCGAGGCAAACGCACTTATAAAAGTAGGAGAAGGGTTTGCGAATGCTTTAACAGCGGGGGCCTCTTCCGCAGTAAACATCCTTCAGCAGGGTATAGGGTTCATAGGAAAGAGATACTCTGAGGCAGTTCAAGACCAACTCGGGGATGTCATGGCTCGTGGTTCCCTGTTTGGGTCCCTAAATAAAGAGGGAATGTTCAAACAGGGGCTGGCCGGCAAAGAGGGTCAGGCATTGAAGGACGCTTCGAACGACATGTACCTGCAGACGAAAAACATTAGTCGCTCCATGGATAGCGCGATTAACGAGATTATTCGTACAAGTACAGTAAGCTCCCAAACCATTCAAGTACTATCGAGACAGCTCGGCGACAACTTACTTCCCGTAATGTTGAAGGAGAAGGGCATCACAGACCTTTCGATTGTAAGTAGGGAGAAACTAAATGAAGTGATGGGGGGAGAAAACGGCGTCGGCAAGAAACTCGCTATCTTGTACTCCCAAATCGGCTCTGTAGTCACTAGTCCGGCGTACGCACCCCAGGCTGCTATGGGAGTCACACAGTTCCTTGGATCGGGGACAATCAACAGACAATTATCCGTCTTTGAAAATAACCCGATCCTCGTCTCATCCCTCAAAGAGGGTCTTAAAAAGTTCGGTAACACCGTCGAAGGAAGAATTAAGGCGGCCAGTTACGGTTTCTCGATCGCAATGCCTGAGGCTGCTCTTGAAGAAGCTAAGAATACGATTGCAGGTGGTATGCAGTCCGTAAACGACACCTTTCTCGGTCCGTCCGGTATTCTCACATTAACAGCAGACATTAACAAACAGGGGGAGAAGACCCTAGCAATGATGGCCTCAAGTGGGGCGAGAGATAAACAAATAGCGAAATATGATAGGCGAAACAAGGAAGTTTTAGACGCTCTTGCGAAACAAGGCAAGAAAGAGTCTGAGATACAGAAGATTGAGGAACAACAGAAGAACAACAGAGTCCGATTCATAAAAAACCTCGATGACTTCTACAAGTCGGCAGACTCTCCGATCGAAGTAATAGCGACTCAATTCGGGCCCCTGTTGCAAAGTTTTGCTAACATGATGAACTCGGCGGGGAACCTTTTGATAGGACCCGTTAACTCAATTATTGGCGCACTTGCGAGACCTTTAACGGAACTGCAAGACAACTTTGAGAACTTAGGGTCTGAAATTTCTGCAGGAAAAAAGAGCCTAGCTGAAGCACTCGGACGGGGCTTAGCCGAGACTTTTAAGGCACTTGCGAGTTATTTCAACCCAGAACAGGCAGGGAAAGATGTTGGAACGGGTATACAAAAGTTCCTGTCGGACTTCATGAAGGGCTTTAAGGGTGGGGAAGTGAACGGTGAGCGGTACATGAAAATTGTACTCGACACCTTTAAGGACATTGTTCTCAAGATGTTGTTCAACGATGGCAACGCACTCCAAGGTGTTACACCGCTCGGCAACGCCCTAGGAAAGGTTTTTCTGTTGTTGGCTGCCCCAGCTTTCATCAGTGCTGTAATAGCGGGGGTGGTTCCCCTCGCAATTATGGGATTCGGCAACATGCTCATGGGTGTTTTTGCTGGCTTGGCAGGAGGTGCTCTGGCGGGTGTGGCAGGATTTGCTCTACCCATTGTGGCGATCGTAGCGGGTTTTGTAATTTTCGAAGGTCCGTTGCGAATGCTAGCGGATTGGCTGAAGGACACGGGGGCCAAACTATCCGAGAGCACAAACTGGGTCGCTTCGGCAGCCGGACTGTTCTTGGGGGGCCTGGGTGACATACTTCAGGGACTTACGAATTTCTTCACAGGAATTTGGGATTTACTCGTGGGCATATTCACGGGAAATCAGCAATTGATAGTTCAGGGCGTTAAAAAAATCTTTAGCGGAATAATTGAAACTCTCATCGGAGCTGCGGAAAGCGTCGTGGGCTTGGGGGGCATAATCATCGGGGCAGTCGGAAATCTTTTTACGGCCATTGGACGTAAGATTAATGATATTGCAATTAGTGTTGGGGGTTGGATCAGTGACCGTGTGCCTGGGAGTAGCAAAGCGTCTCCGAGACCTGCTGCCGGTGCGTCTTCTGCAAGAGCTCCGAAGGCAAAGGCATCCGCGTTTGGGAGCGCAAACCCTTTCTCCGGGAGCTTGAGCCAAGCCATAGACTTTGAAATGGCAAACAAACCACCGAGTTCCAGTCTTGTAATAGCGAACAGCAGTGAAACGGTTATACCTGCTGCGGGTGGTCTTGGAGTGGGCTCTTTCATGGAAACTCTCAAAGAGGGATTCGGTCAGCTCACAACCACAATGAACGAGAACAACCAAGTGTACACCGAAAACGGTAAGAGATTCACAGAGGGATTGTTCAAAGTTTCCGGCCAAGTTATTGAGTCCCAAACTCAAATAAACAGTCTTGGATCGGCCCTATCTAAAGCGCAGGAGCACAATAATAACATGTTCTCTAAGGTCCAAGAACAACTGAATAGCAACCAAAACCAAACAGCATCAATGTTCTCAGCAATAGGAAAGCAAATCTCTCAAATTGCATCCTCCGCTGGGGGAATGTTTGGGGGAGCACTCGGAATGATGTCCGGGAGTTTGGGGGCGGCAAGTTCGCTGGCACAAAATCTAGGACTCACGATAACCTCAACAACGGGAGGGAAACACGCCCCTGGGTCGTATCATTACGCCGGACGAGCTATTGACGTAGCGGGCTCACCTGGCGCGATGCTCGCCTATGCTCAGCGACTGGCCTCTACTTCGGGGGGCAGAATGGCAGAGCTTTACTACACGCCCCTGGGATTCAGCATAAAAAACGGTGTGAAGGTTCCATGGACAATTCCAAACCACATGGATCATGTTCACGTAGCGTACGCTCTCGGGAAGGGGACCCCTGCGTTCTTCTCCAACCAAAAGGAAGCCGAGTCTTGGGAGAGAAAAATGATGCCACCGTCGGCGAAAGTCACTTCGATCACCTCAAACACGTCTGAAGGATTCGGTAGCTCAACGATTCACGCCCCAATAACAATTTATCAACAGCCGAATCAAGACCCAGAGGAACTCGCTTCCTTAGTCGCTATGCGAATTGGAATGGTTGTGGACGAACTTAGGAACCACTAGTATGGCAAACAGTTTGATAATCCCCCGCTGCGAGGTTGTTTGGGGGGACGTGAACCTGATGAACCACAACTTCGACGGTAGCACAACGGGGCTGACGAATCAGCCACTGGTGTACAATGTGAGGGTGTCTTTACAAGACTCAGGGCAGACCCCGACTGGCTCAATGAGATGGAATCCGACTGGCGCCGCGTTCAGCGTCTACGAAAAACTGCTGGAAACTGCGCTCAACCGCACAATTACAGTCCGGTACTACTACTTGAATGGACGTTCCATCACCTTTTCGTTCGTTTGGTCTGGACAGACAGAGGTATACGGGAAGGAAATGTCGCTGGAAGTGAAACTCGCGTCTGAACTCGACGGGCTCGTGAATGCGAATATAAAGAGTACGGCGCAAGCTAGCGACCAGGGAACGTCGCCTCTAGCAAATTTATCGCAGCTTGACTACACGTTCGGGGTCGAAAAGTATGATCTTGTGAAAGTCACGAAGCAGATGCAAGAAAGTCTGAAAACAACGAAAGTTCTGTCAAACTATTCCGAGGGGTCCAACTACCTTGACAGCGTGAAAAACCTAGTTGAGCAAACTGGTGGGCTCGTTATGGCGACGAACATTGTTTCTCCGGGAACTTCTCAAAAACTTTCTGCAAGTTGCGTGGTGCTGGGGCCGTACTTGTCAGATAAGACCACAGTGGAGGAGCTCGCACCACAGAGTCAGTTCCCCGACCCCACTATTCGGTACGGGTACTTCCTTGGGCCAGGGATTATAAACACAATCACAAAAACGTCTGAATGGCAGCCCCCTCAAAAGACTCAGACGAGCTTGGAGAGCACGCAAGAAAAGGTTCAGCCTGCGCAACCGGGAACACAGGGGCAACCTGCGACGTCAACTCCACAGAGCCAGCAAGCAGTGGCGGCTCAACAGTCCCAGAGCAAGAGCGGAGCTGGAAACACGGCCAACTCTCGTGCTAGGCCCGGAGTGCGCCTAAAGGAAAATCAAGACGGAGAGAAGCGAAAACTTGAGATACAGCAAGAGCGCAGTTCCAAGCTAAGCGCCTCAGTTTTTATGTGTCCTGCCCTTACCGGTGTGAAGCCGAACGATGTCTTATTTATACCAAACTTCAGTGGAACTTTCATAGAAGACTGGATTGTTAATGGTATTGAGTACACTCAGACGGATGGTGGAGTGGAAGTTTCCATTCAAGCTAGCCGTCAGTACGGCCTCGGGAATCTCATGAATAAGGCACTCGGCGAGACTTGGCTCGGAAAAGCCAAAGAGAAAAACTTGGTCGGAAGCACAGGAACTCTGGAGAGTTGGCACAACTACGCCTGGGGTTCACTAGGGTTTAACACTCCTGCGCAAACCTACCCCGAGCCATCGAGTGGACAAGTTGCACAAAAAGAGTCGGAGGCTGCAGACTCCTTCCATCTTTTAGCAAAACTTTTTGGAACTTCTCAGACTTTGGTGACCGACCGGGGCTTGTACGATTATTTGACAAAGGAGCTGGGCATCAAGTTTGTGAACGGAAGCGGTGTTGTTGATCTACCGTTCGAGAAGGTCAGGCAGTTGAATCTTCGTCGCATTGGCAAAACGTAGGGGGCAACACGGGAGTTTACTAGTCCGGGGCAAGCCTATACTTGTGTTGAACGTGCTGGGCAATAGGGCTCAGTTTATCGCGTTCTTCACAAGTAACACAATGGCTGTAACTACATTCAAAATTCTGCCCCAACTCGACGACAAAAACCGCGCAAGGTTGGAGTCAAAGAGCTACTCACGGGCATACACCGACATTCCAAACAAGGCTCTACCCGAGTCTTACCGCAATGGGTTGTCAACCATCTTTCGTGCGCTAACTGGCGAGGATTTCGATCTTGAGGCGTCTACCTTCACTGTGAAGGCTGACCCGAATGGGACCTTTCAACGTCTTTACTCTCCCACAATCTTCTCTACTGAAGTAGGTGGCCTTGTAATTCGTTGGGGTGATAGGGATATTCCCCTTCTGTTGGCTCCTGGCAAGGTCGGAGTGGCTAACGCCCCGAAAGGACTAAAGTTCGCCTTTAAGGATGAGCAGATCGGTAAATACACCGAGCCCGTTCTTTCTGTGTCCGTACAAGGAGACGGCACTCTTTACACTCTTCCTATCACAATTCGGAAGAAGGAAATTAAGGAGGAACTTCCCGCAGATCTTCTCGAACTCTTGCTCGATGAAAATCCCGAAGCGATTGCTGAAAAGGTTTATGCCGCACCGGATCTTTCCAAGCGTGGTGAAAACACAGGGGGAGAGCGTCTTGTGGGTCCTTTCGTCAAAGTCGCGAGTCTACCCTTAGGCGAATACACAATCACTTCTTATAGGGTTAAGGAAGGTGGTGCTTTCGGTACTGACTACTTTCTGCAAGCGAAAGTGACTGAGCCATTTGTGGCACCAGTTCGCGTTCAAGTCGAGGGAGAGTGGATAGACCAAGAAACCGAAGTCTCCGACTGGGTGATTGTCAAGCCGAACTCCGCAATGAAGAAGATTCTTGCTGCTGAGCCCTTGATTACTCCTGACGCTCCCGCAACTCTAAAGGTTCTTGAGCACTTCGAGTATAACGGCAACGCTGCAGCAAAAGTGACACTGAAGTGTCCGAACTTTGTTCAGAACCCTGAGAGCTTTGCTCTGGATTTTTGATCAACAATTTAAGTCTCTGAGTTAAACTCTTGGGACAACAAGACCCTGGCTTACCGCTGGGGTCTTTTGCTATACTACACCGTCAAACCTAAACAACAAGAGGATACATGGCAGATCCCTTTTCCGGGGGACTCGGAAGTACGAAACAAGAGATTGGAATACTAACCGAAGCGAAAGAGAGAAACAAGGCAGCGTCCTTCCGGTCGAAGAAAGACGGAGAGGAAAAACAAGAGAAGAAAAAGAGAGCACCCACAAAAGTGTCCGAGCTTTACAACTCAGGCGTCACTCTGCTGAAGGCGAAGGGGTTCGTTATTGAGATCGACGAGTCCGGTGACCACTGTAAGCACCGTATTCTGAAGCCCACGCCACCGGTAATGGTAAGGGGAATTCAGTACCCGGCAGACTTCAACCCCTTGCAGGATATCTCAGTTTACGACGACTTTGAAAAAGTCGAGTCATGCTTCCATCCTGACTTGTGTCCAGACGACGTAAGAACTTTCTGGGAACCTTTATTCAAACCGAAAGCCGGTGACTCAGATCTCGTCTCTTTCACAGAGCGGCTGCTGAAGATGAAGAGAATAAACATGAGCAAGAGCATTCATGAAACGCTAAGTTACGGCCATACATTTGACCCTGCGGCTCGGTGGGGTGGAGTTCCTGTCTCTAATCCAAGGTCGTGGGTACCAGACAGAGACTGGTTCAACCCTGTTCTGCAACTGGTTACCCTAGCTGACGTTTTCTCTATCTTTCCTGAGGCAGAGCGGGAAATGCTCAGGTTGATTATTGGGCGAATCGGGGTAGGCAGGTCAAATCACTTGCCACCGGGAAAGGACCAGCCTGTAGATCACACTGCTCGTATGGCGGGGGTGATTGTGGGTAAGGATGCTGGATTAGGAAAGTCGACTCTCTTCAATGGAATGACCGCAGCTTTTTCCAAGTGCGGTTTTGTAACCCACACGTTTAAATCGACTGAGGATCGCTTCGGCCTTAAAGCTGCTGCTCTTAGTGACATAGCATACAAGGATGATACCTCCTTGGCTTCTCTCAAGAAGTTCCTTGCTTCTGAGGAGACCAAGATTTTGATCACGAATGGGCTTTTCCAAGTAGAAGAAAAGTTCGAGAAGGCCGAGCAAATTTGGCCAAAGACAGTCATATTGGTTAACTCCAATGACTGGAACAGTAAGTTTGCCTACGACTTAGATCCGGGGATTGACGCACTAGTCCCCCTGCCCGGTAACGGACAGTAAAAAACGCATTCTAAACGGGGGAACCCCTTGGCGGGTAAAATCTGTAAAACAAGGGCAATCCCGTGCTAAGTGGAATTTATCGAATCTTTTGTACGTCAAATGGTAAGTCATACACTGGATCCTCAATAAACATTGACTCTCGGTGGGGTAAGCACATATACTTACTTCGCAAAGACTGTCATTCTAATGTTCACCTTCAAAACTGCTTCAACAAGTACGGTAGAGAATCTCTAGAGTTCAGCTTGCTTGAAGACCTTAGCGGTCTACCCCTGGACGAGATCCGGGAGGTTGAGCAGAAATACTTGGACTCCCTGGACTGGAGTGAAGCACTAAACATATGCAAAGACTCCAGGGGTGGGCAGATAACAGAGGAAGCTAATGAGAGACGAAGGGAGTCTCTAAGGGACTATTACAAAACTAACCCCGATGCTTTGCGGGGGGGAGAATAATCCCTTCTATGGCAAAAAACACAGTCAAAGTACAAAAGACAGCATATCCAGAGCTAATAGCGGCAAGATGAGGTCAGACGAGTTTAAGAGACAGAAATCTGAGTTTATGTCTAACCGCAAGGGCGTACACCATAGCGAAGAACACAAAAGTAAACTAAAGGACAAGTTTACCGGCGGCGGTAATCCTAATGCCATAGAGACCGTCATCAACGGTGTAGTGTACCCTACAAAACGTGAAGCCCTGAGAGCTTTGGGCCTGAGATATGACTATCAACTTGATAAACACCTAAAAGCCGAACGACTATCCCGAGAGGGAGTAGAGTCAAGTGACTCGAAACGAATGCCCCCTGTGTAAGCAGGGAGAAGATATAGTCTGCTCTGAATGGTAACATTCAGCTGGGTTAGTCCCGGAAAAAGTCTAACGATCTTTTTTGAACATTTGGTATTGATCGCATTAAGCTCATTAGTACATATAGGGAGTATGAGGTAACAAAAAACATCGAGAACACGAAAGGGACAGTGTCAGAGGGGTCTCCCGACCTTCGCCCACGAGCACACATTCCTTACCTCTCTAATAAGCTAGGTGTGAGTGCTGATGCGTTGTATCTTTGGTGTCTCCGCCTCGCTACCGATAGGTTCTGGGAAATCATTAACGATGTAGCTGATCCCCGCATCAATCGCCTTCAGGTTGAAGTGCGCTATTGGACCACACGACAAAGGATCCGATTCAAAGCCGATGTCACACAGGCACTCGTTAATGCCATGGCGTTCGCTCACTCGGTTCGAACGGGGTCAGACCTTAGCTTCATGCCCGAGCTGACGCCGGATGTTCTCTACGAGTATCTCAGTTCTCTTTACTTTGTGGGAGTGGACCCGTCGTGCCAACACTTAACTGCGAGCATGAAAAAAGAGTGGGAGAACGCAGGGCGTCCGTCGACACATTACTACCAAGGTTTCCGAGAGCTAAGGTGGGAATCTGTGAGAAAGGCAATTTCCCTCGCACGAGAGTTTCTGTTCGACGAAACGACGGGTCAGCGGCAAGAGACCAAGGACAAAACAGCTCTGACGCTAATTCGAGAGATAATGGAAAAGCTGGTGATGAGGGATGGTTTTAAGATTGGTGGCGAGGCGAACTACGTCATTGAAAACTGGAACAATTGTCGTCACGCTCAAGAGGAACTTGTTTTGGAAGGGGAAAAGCTAGTTGAATCCATGGAAGACATGGACAAACAAAGACTACTCAACCCTAAGACAAATTGCTGTGACGATTGGCTTCTTGACAAGAACTACTCACCCGATGTTGCTGAAAGGTTCCGAGAATCCGCACGTAAAAAACTCTACGAGGTTAAAGGGGTAAAAGTATGAACATACAAAACTCTGAACAAACCCTTGTGGATTCTTTTACATACGAATGCCAAAAGCAACTTAGGCTCAAGGATCAATTGGAATCCGAGGGTTTTGTCTTAGCAGATGATCCCGCAGGGTTGTACGACAAGATTGGAACGGTTCAGGAACTGAGTTGTCTCTGTGAGTTGTACACTCCTCGCCTCCTTGTGAAGACCTTTATAGAGGGGACAGAGCATCTTGCTTACGCTTTTCACCTGGTGTCACTGTGGCAAATTGTGAAATTCGGGTACTTGGTGCCTGAGCCTGGGCAGTACTTCACGACTCGATATATTATTGGAGTTCGCAAGGTGAGCGAGAACTCTTTCGTACCTTCCTTGCGCTTACCTCTGAACTAATGGACGAACTTTTTCAAAATCCGGAAGAGTCTCAACCCGACCTACCCACTCCGATAAACTCTCAGGGCGGGTACGGTAACGGGTCGGGTGCTTTCGGTTTGAAGAGATCTTTGAGTCGTAAAGTGAAGTCGCGAGACGACCTCTCTCAGCCCCGAGAGAAAACGTTTTCAGAAGCTAACCCCCTGAGAACAACATCAGGGTCTGAAAACAACGCTGTTGACCGCTACTTTGGGTCTTTCAGCATTGAGTCAAAGCGACACGTCTGGGACCTGCTCGGAAAGCACCCTCAGTTCGGCGATGAAGGGAGTTTACGAAAGAACCGCATTCGCAATAATACAGCGGAAGTGCTCCCAAACGACCCTTTCCGAAACGTCACAAACGGTGGCTACGTAGTTTACGAACATCCTGAACCAAATGGCACAAACTTACAAGGACCCTCACAGCTACCTTAACGAGAGCCTCGTTAAAAGAGGAAAGTCCGGTCACTACGGAGTTCATCTGAGCCACGTTACAGTGGTGGCGGAGTCTGAAGCTGACTACGGCTACCGAGTTTCACCTTCGACCTTCGACCTTCTATCTCCGTTTGAGGGGAACTATAATAATGTTGAGTGGATGGTACTGCTGGTAACCTTGCGCTCCCAGCTGAACGATAACCAAGGGGCTATAGTTGTCGGACAGACCACTTACCAGTTTCTTCCTGAGGGTGGCCACTTGAGCCTTAATGTCTTTATCCCTGAGACTAGCGTTGAGACGTTCGACTACGAAATTCTTTCAGCGCAGAGCATACTTAAGGGTGTGGCCAAGTTTGTGGGGAAAATCCCTACAACAATTCGCTTTAACCTAGGGCTCGTTTTCAAATCCTACGGAACAATGGCTGAGCAAGGAGAGGTTGAGGAAGTTGAGTTTAGTTACTGACCCTGCCTAAAATCAAACACATTTCAACAAGCTGAAACAAAATGGATCTAAACACTTACCAAGAAAAATCACGAGCCACCGCAGTTTACCCAAATTTAGGGTCAAATTTCGTGTACCCGACTCTGGGATTGAGTGGGGAAACTGGAGAGATAGCGGAGAAAGTTAAGAAGATTATTCGAGACGACCAGGGAGTTATCACGGATGAAAAAAGAGACCAAATTGCGAAAGAAGCTGGAGACGTGCTTTGGTACTTGTCACAACTCGCAACAGAAATCGACTATTCTCTCGAAGATATCGCACAAATGAACTTGGACAAGTTAGCCTCTCGAGCCGCACGTGGTGTTCTTTCAGGAAGCGGTGACAATCGCTGATTTCACACCAGACACTAACCCCTTTTTGTCTGAGTGGGACCGAAGATTTATTCACCGGGCCCAAGAAATTTCATCCTGGAGTAAAGACCCGAAGCGAAAAGTTGGGTGTGTAATGGTTAAGGACAAAAGGGCAATCTGCGAGGGATTCAACGGTTTTCCTGAAGGACTGTCTGATGATCTCCACCGCCTAAAAGACTCGGATTACAAGAACAAGGTGATTATTCATGCCGAACGGAATGCGATAATCGACGCCACACGCAGAGGGTCCACTCTGCTCGGCGCTACAGCCTACATAACTCGCCATCCGTGTTCGCCTTGCGCAAGCATGCTCGCTCAGGCAGGGGTTAAGAAGATTATTTGCCCAGCACCAGTTCTGTCCGGGACCAAGTGGTCCGACAGTTTCAAAATTGCAAGCGACCTTCTTTGTGAGGTCCGTATTCAAGTTATTTACTTCGACGAAAACCATGAGTTCTGATGCCATCTCCCTGACTTTAACTCAAACATTTGAGATGGAGAGGTTTCACAGGGACATTGATTCTTGTACCAACCTTGAAGAGCTAAAAGCTCTATCGAAACAACTCTACACAGCGTGGGTCACTCAGAAAGCAGCTTGCGTTTGGATAATGCGGCAAAACCACGAAAGATTGCCTTCCAAAGACCTTTTGGAAGAATATCAAAATTCACAAGAGTGAGGGATGGCGGATACCCGCCTAAAAACGCCGGGATACCGGCTTTGCCTTTCCCCTCAGAGGCGCTATACTTATTGTAGTTGAAAAACACCATGTACACAGACGAAACCTTTTACAACGCAGTTCGAGGAGATTCTCTAGCGGTCAAAGAGACTCTGAAGCAGTTCACCCCACTTGTTCATAAGTTTGCCCACAAGTACAAATTTATGGGTCACGATTATATCTACGACGATCTTGTTCAAGAGGGTTTACTTGGCATCGTAAAAGCTATCAAAACGTTTGACCTTAACTACCGGGTCAACGGGCGGGGCATCCGCCCAATGACGTGGATCTACCCGAACGTTCGTGGTGCGGTTCAGGGTGCTGCAAGAAAAGAGAAAAAGAACCCCAAGTTTGCGCTGTCCTTAGAGCAGTCAGACTGGTCGAACAACCTTGAAGACCCGAACGCTTACGAACTGAAGGAAGAGTTTGCTCGCATGGACATTGCAGACATTATAAAGAAGGGTTGTGGTTCTCTCGACAGCAAGAGAGCACAAATCGTCTGCGACCGATTCGGACTACTCGGCAGAAAGGCAATGCGACAAGGGGAAGTTGCTCAAAAGTATGGGCTTACGAAACAGGCTACAAACGGTCACATTTCACGTTTCACCAAAAAAGTGCGTGAGGTTAGTCCCGAACTTCGAAACTTTATTTGAGGCGGGACAATGACAGAAAACAAACCTAACGCAGCGGTTGTTGTGACCAAGGTGTTCGACCTTGGATGTCCAGTCTGTGACACGATGTCCCGGTTCGACAAGTCCATGTTTGAGGGGTTTCCCGAAGTTTCTTTTCAAGAGATACCCTTTGACACCCTTCGAGACTTTAATGGGAACGCAACACGGACTCGAATCTACCAGTGTCTCGAACGCTACGCAGTCTCAGAAACCTACGAGATAAACTTCCCTACCTACCTCTTCCTGAGTTCAACGGGAAAGTACCTGGGATTCTTGCAAGGTGCCCTGTCTCTAAGGGAACTAAGAGAGGGGGTAAAACAAATTTTAGAACAACACACTTCTGAATAATTGAGGTATTTATGAATTGGAAAGTCTTGGAACTCATGCTCTAGTTCGCATTTTCGACGCTGACTTCGACAAGCTAAACTGCATCGATCGGCTTCGAGAGGCGTTCAGACTCACAGTGCTCCAACACGAGTTGGTGGCCCTTAGCGAGCCGATCCTTCACCAGTTTGACCCGCAAGGTTTGACAGGCATTATCTTGCTTGCGGAGAGTCATATTTCGATTCACACGTGGCCTGAGAAAGGCCAGGCAGCTGTAGACGTGTTTACCTGCGGCGGGCGGTCCTCGTCGGAAATTGCACAAACCTTTTGCATGCACCTCGGGTGCACTTTCTTCACTGTTCAGGAGATTAAACGATGACAAAAGCGAAAAAGCTTGTAAAGGAAGCTCTGAGGCACCCTGAGCTTCACACTCCCGGTGACCTTGCGTACATGCAACTGTGGCTGAACGAGCGTAAGCGACTCAAAGCTGAGAGAAAAGGTCAGAGTGTGGGTGAAGACTACGAAGATCTCACCACGGGCCTAGCTGCTTTGGGCCAGCACCAGCAGTCCGGCGAGGTGACCCTTCCTTTGGAGCAAGTTGTCTCGAATTCGGGGTCCACTCTGTGACCGTACGACAAAGCTGTTTTACCTCTTCTAGCAATCACTAAACTTAAACACGGAACAAACAAAATGACAGTCACTTCTGATGAAAAGGGTCGGCTCAATAACTTTGCAATTGAGCCCCCGATGACTCCCGTAGACTCAAACTACCGGCCTATGATAGACTGGGACTCTTTAGGAGAAAGGATGAATGGGAGAGCGGCGATGATAGGAATAGTCGCTGCACTCGGGTCTTACGCAGTCACTGGGCAAATTATACCAGGAATTTGGTGAGATCTTTACAAGAGATCGAGTGACCGCCTTCGGGATAACCGGGGGTGGTTTTTCTTTGGTTGAAACAAATTCGGAAGAGTTTACCTTTTTCACGCTAAACTAAACTACTTCGTTCGAAACAAATGAACATCTTTGCAGTGCATGAAGACCCGCAAATCGCGGGAGCATCCCTGCCTGACAAGCTCGTCGTAAAAATGACGACTGAGAGCTTGCAGTTACTGGCACCTTGGGCGTTTAACACCTTTGAGGCGAAAATCGAGAAGCCCGGACTCAATAGGCAACTGGCTCTCCTGGAGTCTGAAAAGTTGTTCTACGGGACGAAAGGTTTCGCTCACCACCCTTGTTCAAAGTGGCTGTACGAAACGCCAGCCAACGTTCACTGGGTCGTGGAGCACGCTTTCGGTATGGCTCAGGAGTACTGGGAACGATACAACAAATACCACGGTGCTTTGTTCGGCTTAGATGAAGTTCGGACCTTGCTCTACAAAAACTTCAACGCGGCGAGTTCGAGAGACCACTCACCGTTCGTTCAAGCTATGCCAGACCAGTACAAAGATCCAGCAAACCCGGTTCAAGCGTACCGAAATTACCTAATGGGTGAGAAAGGGTACGCTGTTTGGAAACACGGGAATCAACCCGAGTGGTGGAGCCATGAAAAACACAAACCTGCGCGAGACAGATATCTCGCAGAAAAAGAACGCAAACGCTTAGAACGACTAAATGCCAAGCATCACACAGTATCGAGAAGCCTACAAACTTAACGGGGAATTTGAATACCCTGAGTTTTTCAAAACTTACCAGAAAGCTCGCCTTTCTCTTTGGGGTCCTGAAGAAGCACAATTTGAAAGTGATGTTCGAGATTGGCAAAGTGCAACTCAGAGCGAACGTGAGATTGTGGGGGGCATTTTGCGTGGTTTCACCATTCTTGAGACACACATTGGGGACTACTGGTCAAAGATTCCGGAGTGGTTTCCTAAACATGAGATTGCGGCAGTGGCTCGAACCTTTGCTTTCTCTGAAGTTGTTCACGCCGAAGCATATAATCTCTTATCGGACACCCTGGGTCTAGACGAATTTGAGGCTTTCCTTGGTGACCCCATAGCCCGTCAAAAGATTGGGTACTTTCTAGGAAAGAAAAACATTAAGGAGTCCCTCGCGGTATTCAGTGGCGCTGCCGAGGGTGTCTCGCTGTTTTCTTCCTTCGCAGTCCTTCTTTCCTTAAATCTCAACGGAAGGTATAGAGGGCTATCGCAAATTATATCATGGTCAATTCAAGACGAGCAACAGCACAGCGATACCGGAATACAACTCTTTCGTGAGCTGATTAAGGAAGACCCTTTAACCCTGATTGAAGCAGAAGCGATTTTCCAAGGGTTTGACGCGGTACTCCGAAATGAGGACGCGTTCCTTAACCAGATCTTTGAAGGACGTACGCTCGACACCATTACTCTGCAGGACACGAAGCATTATCTTCGCTGGCGAGCAAACGACAGGTTAAATAAACTAGGAATATCTGTACCTATGTTCCACGTCGACATGGAGTCTGCGAACAGGATTAAACAGTGGTTCGACCCTATTGCTGCAGGCGCGACAAGTACAGACGTTTTCGCTCAAGCAAAGTCGGGGGACGCCTACGTTGCAAAACCGACTCAGGACTTTTTGAGAGTTAACTTAAAGGATCTGGTTCTAGACTTGGTGTAATACGCTATAACCACATTCTTAACTCTTGAAATCACTATGAATACAGAACTTACTCACCCACATTGGATGAATGAAGAGGCCCTTCATACTCTCTCTAATGGCTACTTATTAGTAGGTGAGACTCCGAAGGATATGTTTAGCCGTCTCGCAAAAACGGCGTCAAAGATAAACGAAGATCCGACACTAGACGAAGACTTGTTCCACTGCCTTTGGTCCGGCTGGATTGGCGCAGCGAGTCCGGTGGCGTCCAATTTCGGTACAAACCGTGGTCAACCTATATCCTGCTTTTCTGTTCACCCTTCAGACAGCATTTCCTCTATCTACTCACACTTAAAAGAAGTAGCTCAACTGAGCAAAAGTGGGGGAGGAGTGGGCAACTACTTCGGGGAAATTCGTCCTGCAGGGTCGCCTATAACCGGAGGTGGAAAATCAATTGGCGCTGTACCCTGGATGCAGCAATACGATATTTGTGCGAGAGTCGTGAGCCAAGGGGGCGTTCGAAGGGGCTCGTTTGCATTTTACCTCCCAATCGACCACCCCGATGTGCCTGAGCTTCTGCGTGCTAAAGATCACACAAAAGGAGACCCACGGACCTGGGTAGACTCAAATATAGCACTCACCATATCTGACGAGTGGATAGAGTCTATGATTAAGGGTGATAAACAAAAGCATGAGTTGTTCGCAGAGGTTTTGAGAACAAGAATGATTTCTGGTACTCCTTACCTGATTTTCATTGACAATGCTAACAACCAGAACCCGGATTGCTACAAAGAAAGGGGACTGACTGTAAAGACCAGTAATTTATGCTTCACAGCAGACACTCTTGTAGCCGTTGCTGACGGCAGGAATTCGGTTCCAATTGGTGACCTGGTTAACACTTCGTTCCCTGTGTATTCAGCTCGTCAGCGCAGGTACCGAGGCACAGCCTTAGGGAACCAGTGGGTGACAGAGATTAAGAATGCCATAGCATTTAAGACCGGAACCCGTGAAGTCATTGAAGTAGAGCTCGAAGACGGGAGCACGTTTAAGTGCACTCCTGACCACCTATTAGCTAAAATGGATTGCTCTTACGTAGAAGCGGAACACTCGGTCGGAGAAACTCTTGAGCCATTTTCCTCTTTCGTGAATGAATTTGGGCATCGAATGATCAATACCGTGACGAATGGCCATAGTCGTCAAAGTCGACTCATTTGGACGAATGTTAACGGTCAGCCTCCTAAGGGTTATAACGTTGACCACCTTATTTCGGGGGGCGGGGACAACATAGAAAACCTACAAATTCTCAGAAAAGAAGCACACCATGAGAAAACTTCAACAGAAAGGAAAGGGTTGGGTAACCCTATTCACAAGGTAGATCCTGGTTTCCACTCTAAATATGCTTCTGCAGCAGTAACAGGAAAGAAAAATCCCCGCTTTAGCGGAATTGACAATTACAAGTTAATTGAGCTTGGTCAAGAGATTTACAAAGAAACGGGCAGTTTCACCAAACAAGATTACCTCACTTTAAGGGAGAGGGGTTACAATGTGCCTTACTCCTTCTCTAACTACCGGTTTGGAGGCTCTTTCAGCGATTATCGCAACTATGTTTTAGGAGAAGACACGTACGGGGGCGAGTATGAAGTCGGGCCAGAAGCTCCTGTTAATATTCGCAAGGAAGAGAAGGAGCGTACAAAGTCAAAAGTGTCAGACATTCGACGAAATGGACTTCGCGTTACTAGCGTCCGAAGTATAGGAATAGAAGATGTTTACGACCTACGCGTTGAAGACAATCACAACTTCTACATCATTACAAAAACTGGAGACATTAACTCAGGAGTTCTTGTCCATAACTGTTCGGAAATCTTCCTACACACTGACGAGAACCACTCATTCGTGTGCGTCCTCAGTAGCTTAAACCTGAGTCGCTACGACGAGTATAAGGATTGGAAGTCTCCTACTTCAGGCCGTACTGTTCCTCAAATCGGGATTCACTTCCTTGAGGCAGTCGTTAGCGAGTTTATACGCAAAGCCAAAGACAAGGTTGGCATGGGTAGATCCGTTCGTTTCGCAGAGAAGAGCCGTGCTCTTGGCTTGGGAGTCATGGGACTTCACTCCCTCTATCAACTGCACGGTTTACCTGTGAAGTCACAAGGGGCGCGAGAGTTAAACGTCGAAACAACTCGATGGATGAAGGAAGAAGCGGTTAAGGCTTCGAAAGAGCTGGCTGAAAGATTTGGAGAACCGGAATGGTGCAAGGGCACCGGAATGCGTCACACGCATTTAATCGCGATCGCACCAACCAAAACAAATAGTGTGATTTGCGGGGCAGGAACCGAAGGCATAGAGCCACGAGATCGAAACTACTACGTCGCCAAACAAGCCAAGGGCACTTATGTTCGAAAAAACCAGTACCTTAAAAAAATCTTCTGCGATCGAGGAGTAGGTCCGGAAGTTTGGGATCAAATTCTAGTGGCCAAGGGGAGTGTTCAGGGTGTTGAATGCTTAACTGAGCACGAGAAAGAGGTGTTCAGGACTGCACGAGAGGTGGACCAGTTTGAGCTTATCAAGCAGGCTGCAGACCGGCAACCTTACGTGTGTCAGGGTCAATCGCTAAATCTGTTTCCAGACCCAAAGTCGGATGCGTCGTATATTACTCGTCTGCACCTTGCTGCATGGAAAATGGGGCTGAAGTCGCTTTATTACCTGAAGTCAAGCAGCCTTCTTACGAATAAAGAAGTTGTCCCTGCTTTGATTGTGACCCGCGAGGGTTGTCCGTGGTGTGTGAAACTTAAGAACGAGCTGTCTATGGACGGAGTTCGGTACGAAGAAATTACTAAAGTGGAAGCGGAGGAGAAAGGCTTCTGGAACCCTGAGTGGACAACTGTACCCCAACTGTGGCTTTTCAAGAAACACATTGGGGGTTACACCGACTACATAGAATACAAACAATCGAATAACACCGAGACGGTCAGCGCCCATGACGATTCAGACGGCGCTTACAACGAATGCAAAAGCTGCGAGGCTTAATATGGCAAAAAGACGCTACAGGCGCTACCCTGAGCTCACAAAAGAGCAACAGTGTTTGGTAAGAGACCACAAATGGATCGCTGGACGACTCGCCTACGGTGCTAAGTGCTCAACGGGCGGGTACACCGGCTCTCTCACAAGAGAGGACCTTGAGTCAATAGCGAATTTCGCACTCTGCGTTGCTGCTACACGGTATGACCCCGACAAAAAAGTTCAGTTTAGCACCTTTGCTTGGAGAACCGCCAGAGGCTATATCCAGCACGCTTTGCGGGACTACTCTCGAATGGTGAAAACCCCGCGATGGGTTGCGACGTATAAGACCAAGGTAGACGAGCTACTGAAGCAAAAGAAGACTTACACCGAAATTGCGACAGAGTTGGGATTACCTGAATCGAAAGTAATTATGGTTGATATGACAACTCATAACTACCATGTTTCCTACGACTCTAACCCTGAAGATTGGACCACACGAGAGTTTATTTTTAACGACGACGATGTTAAGCCTTACGTGGCTTCTCCCGAACTCGTAAGGTCCATGAAAGAACTTTCAGAGTCCGAACTCAATACTGTTGTTAAGTATGCTGAGGAAAAAGACTTGTCGCCTGAAGAGAGAGAGTGGGCCGCAGATAAATTCTACAAATTGCAGGCAATTGCACATGGATTCACCGAGGACATTTAGCGTAACACCGCTTCCCCTGGAGATTGAGTTCCGCGCCCAATCTGTGCGAAAGAGACTCAAGGAGTTGTCTAGGAGTGAGCTTGAAGAGTTCCTGGCTGACTCCATTTTGCTTCTTTCACGGTTGTCTCACCAGACGCGGCAGCTTCGGGACTTTCTGGAAGAGCTAGAGGTTGATGTCGAAGGGTAAAAGTGTGTAGGTATAGATTCTGCACAGTGCAAGGTTCCTTCTCATCCGATGCCCTTCAGGCGTACAAAACTCTGATCGCCGAGCAGCACCCTTCGGACTTTTCTGAGGGGGGAACGTACGACTTTACACGTTGTGTGAGGAAAGATGGCACTGTGTATGGAACGGCGGGACAGTGTAGGAAGGGTACAGAAGAGGCCAAGGAAAGTGTTTCAAGGGAGAAAGTAAAGGGTAAAGGGACGAAGAAAACAGTAAAGTCAACGCCACCCGGGAAACCCCTCCCTCCAGAGCTCCATTCGTCAATCTCAAAACTCTCAGAAAAGCTGTCGGATAAGAAAATGTTGGCTACGCCACAACAAAGAGCGTCTGCGTCAGGGTTAGAACCCGGTGAGGGTAAAAGCGGCGAAGCGAAAGCGACGAAGAAAGAGGTTTTGGAAGACATTAAGAGCATTCTTGAAGAGAATCGGGGTCCAAGAGAGGTGAGCAAGAAAGTTAACTCAGCTGGTCTAACCCACGAAGAAGAAATAGCCGTGATGGTAGACACTGAGCTCGCAAGGGACGGCTATATAAGACAAGGAGACCCGAAGTACGACGGTTGGAGTCGCGCCTTCGATAAAGAGGCCAAGATACTAGGGTCGGGTATATACGGCACTGCGATTCTAAGTCCGGACGGCGAAGTTGTTAAAAGAGGTCTAATTAGCCGCACAGAGGCTGCTGTCATGGATAAAGTTGGTAAAGCGGACTTGGGGCCGAGGTTAATAGCTGCGGACATTACCAACAAGCCTTTCTTCCCGACCCGTAAGGTAACGGGGTTAGACCTAAGAAACGGTCGTATCGCTATGACTAAAGTTGAGGGGACACCCCTTGGTGAAATCCAAAATAGAGATTCCAGTAGAGCAAATACAGATTCCTATTGGAAGGCTCGTGCAGATTTACACAGAATGGGTGTTGCCCACAATGATATGCACGAATACAATGTTCTAGTTGATGACAAAGGTAAGGGACGATTCGTTGACATGGGATCGGCGCAAGACAACCCGAAAGCAGCCCTCGTGGAGGCACTGGGTGCTTTCCCAGGACCCAAGGGCAAAAGCGCAGACGCTGCCTTTTCAAATTGGGGTCCAGGCGGAAACCTAATTTCAGACGTAGAAAGAAAGAAAATCACTCCGAAACAAAGAGCAAACTACTTGGCATTTCTCAAAGAGGATGCCCCGCTAGCCTACAAAGCGTACACAAACAAAGAGAGAGCTATCGAGAAACTCCGAAGTTTTGGGATTGACGGTGAAGACATGACTAAAGTTCTTACCACTAAAACTAGCACTCGCGACGAGAAGTATAAGGTGGGGCCTTGGGCTAAACTAAGCGACAAGCAAGCGATGGAAGTGATCAACACGCTCTACGAGGGTATCTAATGAAAAGGACCACAGGAAAAAACGACGCGCAGTACATTGCGCTCATGTCTCGTTACAAGGAAAGACGCGGCGAGCTTGGTGACGGCGCAAATCCGTACCTTGAAGCTGCGATGAAGCTGCGAGAGAAGGGGGACGTAAGTGAGGATGCGCTCTTAGGTGGGGCTTACCTTTAACCCAAGGGTTGGGCTCCCTGTTCATACGGACAAGTACTCGTATAACAAAGAGAGTAAGCAGGGTAAAACCTTTTTAGTTCCACTCTTCCTAAATGTCGAAGCTTCCTAACGACCACTCGATGTCGGCCCACAAGGACGAAGTTGGGCAAGTGATGCACCGGTGGAAGCATCACGACCCGAAACCACTGCACTCTGGCCGGGGAAAGAAAGGGAAAGAAGGTAAGGTTGTTAAGTCTCAAGACCAGGCTATTGCCATAGCACTTTCAATGGCAGGTAAGTCGAAGGATCATGCAGAGCGGCTAACTTCTATAGGTTATTCCGAAGAGGTTGCTCAAGAGGTTGCTTCGATGCTTGGCGGTGCCTTGGATTTCGCAACTTGTGGACGTCCCGACGGTTCTTGCCAGGGGTAAGGTTGGACGGCTATTGGCCTTGTTGAAAGGAAGTGGGGTAAAATAAGTTTAAAGCAGACCCCCCATGGCAAACGGTTCCTTTTCCTGTGAAGCCCTCTCAGCTTACGAAGCACTTGTTTCTCAAAGATACCCCCAGAACTTCTCTGAGGGAGAATCGTACGACTACACTCGATGTGTAAAACCTGATGGTAGCGCATATGGGACGGCGGGACAATGCCGCAAGGGAATAGAGGTGGCCATAACAAAAAGCCATGGGTTCGGCCCAATGACGCCGGAACAACTGGAGCTAGCGAGAGAGGACGCTAAACGAAATATAAGCTGGAATAGTGACGCGGACGAGACCTTTAACAAGATTTACGCAAAGGCAGAGTCAGTGAAGCACTTGGGGGCAATTCATAAGGCGGTGATTAAAGCCATAGACAACGATGAAACCGATGTGAAAGAGGGCCACGCCTTAGCCATAAAGAAGGCTATGGCAGAAAGGCTTAAACTTGAGGGTAGAAGCGAGGCTGGGACCAAGGAAGCGAAAGAGCGTGAGGCTATGACCCCGGAAGAGAGAAAGAGAGACTCTTTCCGTAAAAGAGTAGAGTCGGGTATTAAGGGTGGAGTAGTTAGTGGAAGAATGCGATGAGTAGAACTCACCGCAAGAGCGGGAGTACCTTGGAGCACGGAACGCTAACCTCCACTCAGATCCAATCGAAAAAGAACTAGTAAGAATGAACGTCCCCGGATTTACAACCGAGTCTTTAGCTGCAGTACAAGAAATGCTATACGGGGAGTCTCCGTGGGAACAGCAGTTTTTGACGGGCAAGACCACAGAGAAGCTTCCGAGAGAGAACAAAACTACGCACGCCCAAAGTTTACAAGGCATGGACATTGATAGTCGTCCGGGGAAACAAAAAGGAAGTGAGGGTAAGCAAAAAGAGCAAAGTTCAGAGTCAATCTTCCCTGTTTCTCTCCCGAAAGGAAACCCGCAGCAAGGCCCAAGATCGCGTAGCGATCTTAAAGGACTCGCAATGTTTGATGAGTTGGGGCAAAAGGGCAAGGAACTCTCGGCAAGCTATGAGGAAAACTGCCGTCCGAGGCCCCAGCCTCGAAGCACAGAGCAACGCCAGGCCACCCAGCAAGCGCAGCAAGCGGCACAGCAGCAAGGCCAAACTTTCGACCAGCAGCCTCAGCAACAAGTACAAGACTTAGGTAGGCAAGGCGGCCAAGCTGAAAGGAAGCCAACATTGCCGGTTTGCAACGAATAACTTCACCTATTACAAACATGGCACACGGTTCTTTTTCTTTTGAAGCTCTCCAAGCGTACGAAGCTCTCGTCGCCGAGACGCACCCTTTGAACTTCTCCGAGGGGGAAACGTACGACTTTACACGTTGTGTGAGGAAGGACGGTACTATATACGGTAGCCGAGGAAAGTGTAAGCAGGGTACAGAAATTGGGGCGAAAGAGGAGAGTCAAGTAAAAGGAAAGCGTGGCCCTAAGGCAGGGGGAATGAGGCTCACCGAAAAAATAAAAGGGTTGGGAGCTGAAGACCTTAAGAAGGTTCTCCAGGACCCTCGCGTAACCCCAAAGCAAAGGGCAGTTTTAGAAGGTTTGCTCAAGAGCAAAGGGGGAGTGAAAGCTCCTGAGGGCCAGATGTCCAAGAAGGGTAGCGGGCCAGATAGGAAAACCAGCAGGGAAGAGCTGAGGAAAGCAGTCTCAGAAAACAACCCTAAGGTGCAGGATGAATACGATTGGGTTGGGTCAGGCCCCAAAGCAGTGGCGGAAATAAAAAGAAGTTACAGGATGATGCAAACCCTGGTCAAGTCGCCGGAGTTGGACACGGTTGCAAATAAGGCTCGATTGATTAATCTTCGACTGTTGATTTATCAGAAGGAAAGAGAGCTGAAGGAAAGGAAGAAGCCAGGCAGAGACCCGAAGACGTACGAAGCGGATCTAAAGAATTCCCCTAAGTATGACAAGACTCCGGGAAGTAGCTCCCCGATTCCTAAACGAGTCCCGAAAGATTCCGGTGAAACAGAATTACCGTGGTCGCCAAGTTTAAAGTCCCTTTACGAGAAGCAGGGATTCAACGCCAAGCCCGAACTTGTTGCAACGGTCGACGATTTACGAAAACGAAAGGACATTGTAACAAACTCTGACGGATCCCCCCGAATCTTCTATCGTGGTGTTGGGGACGAGAAATTCGCGGATCAATTTAAGGGGTTGGGGAGCGAGGGGGGTAGTCACTACCCTGGTAAAGGAATATTCGGCAATGGGTCCTACGCCGCAGCACCTTCCTACCACGACCCAAGCGAAGCGTCTACCCGTGAAGCCATTAAGACAGCAAAAGCGTATGCAGGGGAGAGGAATAATCTTTCTTCAAAAGTTACGGCTTTTGCACTCAGAAAAGACGCAAATATAGTACAATTCAGTGGTAAAACAGCGCAAGAGGGAATGGAACAGCTCATGGGGTGGAGGGAAATAACCCTGAACGAAGCTCAGAATAAGACCGGGTACCGCTTCAAGGACTTGGGGGAAGCTGCAGCGGCAGTGGGAATCCACGCCTTCACTTTCCCCTCACTTGGGAAAGACTATTTGGTTCTCCTTAACCGTGGAGCAATCATTGCCGCCATGGACTCACAAATCCCCGACGAAAACGAATGAACATCAACGACCCCACAATCAGCCGCATTCTCGCTGTTCTTATTCAACCGGTCCTTTTCGAGGATAGGCGCAAGTTCATCGAAGATGCCGAGAAAGCAACCAACATGGACTCCTTCATCAGGGGCATTAACAGGTACAAGACGGATACTACTGAGACATAGGCCGGGGGAACCTTTCCTTGTGCTCTCAGGGACTCCTCTTACGGGGCCGAGGGTAAAACCTTAGTAACCAAGTAACTAAGTAACCAAGGAACAATGCCACAATTCACACCAGAAAAATTCCTAGACTTTGTTCGCTACCGTAGAAGCGATAATCCTAACCAAGAAGCTGCTTTCCTCGACTTTGCTAAGCAAGTTTTTGCAAAGCAACCCGAGCTACTCACTGACGAAGCAACGTGGGTGCGAAAGTACCGCACACCTTACACTCCGCCCACACAACCTTTGGCCCCCTCACCGAAGCAGTATGTTTCCAAGGAAACTCTAGCATACGTGTGGCAATGCGCTCCTACCCTAATCACTGACTCCGAAGTGTCCGAGCTAAACAAGTGCCTCGGGGACTTCGGAATAACAACACCGCCCCGAATTCGCCATTTTCTCAGTCAAACAGCTCACGAGTCCGGCGGTGGCCGCTGGAAGAAAGAACTTGCTTCGGGGTGGGACTACGAAGGTAGGAGAGACCTGGGAAATACGCAACCGGGCGATGGCCCCCGCTTCAAAGGTGCGGGCTACATACAATTGACAGGGCGAGCGAACTACCAAGACTTTGCTAATTTTACTAAAGACCCTCAGGTGATGCAAGGTGTGAACTACGTTGCGGACAATTACCCTTTCTCTTCGGCAGGGTTCTGGTGGTTTAACAACGGAATGAATGCTCTTTGTGATAAGAACCCCTCGGTGGAGCAGGTTACCAGGAGAGTTAACGGCGGCTACAACGGTCTTGAAGACCGCAAAATGTACTACAGTCGCACACTCCAAGTTGTTTGATTTTGCTTGCGGTAGAAGAACCCGGCTCTTTGCGCTCCCACTCCTTATTTGTGTACGAATTCTGGCAAATGACGGACTATTTGTGACTGTTCGGAGCCCGAAACCAAAGGTCGCACCCTTGGAAATTTGCTGCTTCACGAAACGGATTCCCACACTAAGTACGTAGTTAACACGGCAATGGAGAACTTTGACGAGACGAAAAGAACATACAACACGAAAGTCAGGGAACCGTGGAACCCTGTCATCAAAACATGCCTAGATGCAATAGACCGACACATGTCCTTGCATCTTAGAACGGGGTGCCCCCAGAACTTGCAACAAGCTGAGCTGCTAAGGGCGTACGTTAGGGGGTTGAAGGAGTGGGTGCGGTCCGAGGAGATTAAGAGTGGTTGCGGAGGGAGGAATCAAGGTGAGGGGTAAACCGCCCCTTTACGCCTGCGAAGCAAACAGGGTAAAATAGAGCATACATGCAAGTCTTATGCAAGGATCCTTCTCTGACGAAGCACTCTCTACTTACGTTCAGGTCCTTAAAGATACTCTCGGGGTTTCCTTCTCTGAAGGGAGCTATGACTTCGTTCGCTGTGTGAAACCTAACGGCGACGCGTACGGAACAGCAGGGCAATGCAGGAAAGGGGTCCAAGAAGATAAGGGTAGTGAAGAAAGTGGAAGCACTTCAAAGGGGGAAGGGGGGGGGGTATTTGTCGGGGAGCAGAGTGGATCTATCTCAGCTTGAAGGAAAAGCTGAGCAATGGAGAAAAGAGGCAGGTTTAAAACCACCGGGAGACCTTTTGTTAAAACACGATCGTGTTCACGTGCTGCTTCACGAGTATTTAGGTGGGAAAGATACGATAGCAAGTCTGGTCGGGGTCAAGGGAAAAAGCCCAACTGTGGCGGAAGAATATTTGGTTACTATGTTGCACAGGGACGCAACGGCTAGGTCTGAGAATGGAGGGAAACCAGAGTCGAAGTCTGACATAAAGAAACACTTCGTAATGTTTCACACAATGCTCAAGTCTTTCGGTCAAATCCCTGACGACGAGGCTTCTGTCTATAGAGACTATGACAAGTTCACCGACATATACGAGAATATGAGAAAGAGGTCGGACTTCAACAAGTTAATAGAAGCAGTTCAAACTGTTACAACTCCCCCTAAATAAGTTATTACCATGTACAAAGAAACAATTAAAGAGTTTCTCTCAAACCCTGGCGTAAAAGACGCCCTGAAGGAGGGGGATTTAGAGCTAGTAGCACTCTTGGCGTCGTCAGTTGGGAATCTCAGACGAGACCCCGACCTTCGGACGCTAAGTAATTTTCTTATGGGGAAGTTAAAAGAAAGGTGAGGCCCACCCCTAAGCAGAGAAGGGGGGGTAAACCGCCCTTTACGCCTGCGAAGCAAACAGGGTAAAATAAGGCATACTCGGTAAATCGTATGCAAGGCTCATTCACCCCTGACTCCGCCGAAAAGTTTCTCGCGCTGATGCGTGAGGCAGGTTACGAAGCGTCCGCCATCTCAAGTGCAGGGGGACTTCAAGATTTCTCTGAAGGGGCTAGGAGTCGCGGAGAGCAGCAATTTGTCGCAAACTCCGGTGAAGCTCGCGGAGAATACATTGAGAACTACGACTACACTCGCTGCGTCCGCCCCAATGGCACTGCATACGGCACTGGAGGGACCTGCCGCAAGGGCACCTCTGAAGAGAAGGGAGAGAACGATGCAATAAGCCAACTTGCGGGAATGCTCCCGAAAGGGTCGAAGATTGTTGGAAGTTCTGGGCGGACTCAAACAGTGGGTGCAAAGGGCAAGGTCAAAGCGGGGCTAACCGGTGAGCACTGGGCTGTAATTAACGAGAAAATGAAAGAGGTGGGAGAGAAGCTAAGCCGCCAGGAGGGGTTGCTGAAGCGCATGTCGGACTCACCGAAGTTTGATGACTTAAGGAAAACCACACAGGATAAGATTGAAAAGTTGAGTAGTGCCTATAAAAAGCTCAATCAGACGAAGATGCAAATTCGGGACTCCCTGGACAAAGGGAGAATTGAGACCGGTGTGATGGTTCCCCTTGTACCAGAGAACCTGACTCCGAGCGGGGTCACGAGGTTTCCGAGCAAGGCCCGAATTTCTCAGGCTGCGGACCCCACTCCGAGCAAAGAGGTGGCACCGGATAAGAAGAAGAGGGGGGCGAAGCCGGGTGGAATGCGGGTTACTGAGAAGATTAAGGCTTTGGGGGCTGAGGACCTTAAGAAAGTTCTGAGTGACCCGAGACTGAACGACAGGCAAAGGGGGCAGCTGAATAAGTTGTTGAAGGAGAAGCAGGGTGAGGGGTTAAAGGGACCTCAAGCGGCAACTTCCAAGGGGGGTACACTACCACACTCAGTTGCAATGGCAAGAAGAACTGAAGCTATGTTTAAGAAGGGCGAACAGATAGGCACTAAAGCACAAGACTACCTTAGAGACCGTGGTGCGCTTCAGGCACCTTGGGGGAGCAGGTTATCCAATGCAGTAGGGCGTGCAGGGCGTGTTGTGTTCGCTAACAGAATTCGACTGGCCCAATTACGGATGCGACGTGTTAACGATGCATTGGACGATCGGAGCCCTGGAGGGGCGAAGAAAGACACGATGGTCGGGGACCTTTCTCCCGCCAAGATAGCGGCGATGGAAAACAAAGCTAACCGAATGGCTAGAAAAAACCGTCAAGCAGATCGAGCAGCACTAGCTAGAAAATTAGCGAAAGAAATGGGCGGGGATGATAGAGACCCTTCCAAGAACAAAACAGCTTTAAGGTTGGTTCAAGAGAAAGTCGCGAAAGAAGGTCAAAGGAGCCAGGAACCCGCACCGAAGAGGGAGTTAAGGGGGCAGGAGCTTGGAAACGCAATGGTGCTCCATGCTAACATTGCCGAGCGTGTACGGGCAAATTACGGGGGCAGTCTGGCGACGAAAAAAGCCAGAGCTGAGCTGCAAGCGGAACTCGACAAAGAAGGAGCACTCAACCGTGATGAAATTTCAAGGATGCTTAAGGCAGATAGGGCGGAGAGACGCTGAGTAGTACCACCCCAAAAGGGAAAGGGCGGTAAACCGCCTTTCCTTGGCCGGTTCTCCGGCCTGTTTCTGCGGGGTAGAAACGGTATAATTAATTCATTGAAGCCCATTCGTGAAAACCACCCTTTCCCTGTCCCCTCAGCAGCAAGCCGCCAAGGGGTGGGTTCGAACCGGATCCGGAAACCTCATCGTAAGGTCCGTAGCAGGCTCCGGAAAGACTACCCTGCTGGTGGAAATGCTCCCTGAGACAGAGGGGGAAGTGGCGTTCTGTGCGTACAACAAGGCAATTTCTGAGGAGATTGCTCAGCGTGTAGCACCTTTGGGACTGCAGAGCCGAGTGCGGACCGGGACGTGTCACTCGTTCGGTTTCGCTGCGCTGCGTGCTGCATACAAAAACATTAAGGTTGACGGGAAGAAACTAGGAAACATTGCGGAGGATACGATAGAAAACTGGGGAATTCGCCGGTTTTGCGTCGCCACAGCGGCAATGGCAAAGCAACTCGGCTACCAAATTGACCCTGCGTTCAGTTGGGACGCGATGGTAAGCCACTTTTCTCTCGGAGACCTCCTTCCTGAAGATGCTTCTTACGACGAAGCAATTCGAGAAACTGCGAAGTTAGTGCGCAAAAGCAACTCCATGCTGAGCAAAGTCGTGGACTTTGACGACATGATTTATGGACCTCTGGTAAAGAACCTTCCATTTCGTCAGTACGAATGGTGCTTTCTAGACGAGGCGCAAGACGCGAACTTCGTCCGTCGAGCAATGATGAAGAAAATGCTGAAGCCGACTGGGCGTTTTGTCGCCGTGGGTGACGAACACCAGGCGATCTACGGATTCACCG